AGAGCCTCGGATGCCTTTAAGAGGGCAGGCTTCAAGCATGGCATAGGCCGTGAGCTCTACTCGGCCCCCTTCATATGGGTCGGAGCTGACAAGTGCGACATCAAGCAGGGCAAGAACGGCAAGCCTCAGTGCAGTGACAACTTCGAGGTCTCAGAGATTGCCTATGACGCTCAGGAACGCATCTGCAAGCTCAGAATAACTCTCAAGGGCAAGGAGGTCTACTGCATGGGCAAAGCACCTGCAAAGCCTGCTGAAGCGCCTGAGAAGCCTGTAGAGACTCCCAAGGAAACTCCCAAGCCTGCCGAGAGCGTGAGCTGCGAGAATTGCGGCAACACCATCCTCTCCTACCTTGATGATAACGGCAAGACCGTCAGCGTAGGCAAGCACATTGCAGGCAGCATGAATAGATTCGGCAAGAAGCTCTGCATCAACTGCATACGGAAGATGCAGGCCATGCAGAATCAGATGGCAGGTGCTCAGGCATGAGGGTAGAGGGAGCAAGGTACGAGGGAGGAGAGCTTATCCTGAAGACCTCCTCCCCTGATGCCAGAAGATTCGTGTACAAATTCAAGCCCGGCGAGTACGAGCTGAAGAAGGCCTCGCAGAAGCGCAGCCTGGATGCCAATGCCTACTGCTGGGTGCTCTGCTCAAAGATAGCTGCAGCGGTGGGCATCAGCAAGGAAGAGGTCTACCAGAGAGCTATCCAAGAGGGCGACCAGTACCTGATGTGCTGCGTGACCAATGAGGACTATGGGCAGTTCGTGAAGTCATGGCAGGCCAAGGGCATTGGCTGGAGAGTGCAGGTGCTGGATGACAGCGGCCTTGGGACAAAGACAGTCTTCGCCTACTACGGCAGCTCAGTTTATGACAAGTTCGCCATGAACAGGCTTATCGATTCTCTGGTGCAGGAGGCCAAGAGCTTGGGCATAGAGACCATGCCTGAAGATGAGGTCAGAGCACTTCTGGAGGGATGGCAATGAGAAAACGAACAAAGGCGCTGTCGATACCTGAGAAGGTAAAGGCTGCTGTGTGGGAGAGGGACGGACACTGCTGCATCTGGTGCGGCAGTCCCCACGCTGCTCCCAATGCCCATTTCATAGCGAGGTCCCAGGGCGGTCTCGGCATAGAAGAGAACATCATGACGCTGTGTCAGGCCTGTCACATGAGGTATGACCAGAGCAGGCACAGAAAAATCATGAGAGAGTTTTTCAGGGACTACCTGAAGAAGCAGTATCCCAATTGGGATGAGGACAAGCTGATATACAGGAGGGATTAGATGAAGACCACTCAGTGTGAAAAAGTCATCCGTCATCTCAGAGATTACGGAAGCATCACATCCTTGGAGGCTATTACTGAGTACGGCATCCTGAGACTGGCCTCAAGGATCAGCGACCTGAAGAATCAGGGCTACGCCATCTCTTCCGAGAGGGCAACAGGGAAAAACAGATACGGAGAAGTAACTCACTTCTCCGTCTACAGACTGGAGGAAAGAATATGAACAACATCAGTATCACCGGCAGACTCACGGCAGAGCCTGAGCTGCGCTTCACTCAGCAGAACAACACCGCAGTGTGCTCATTCACCTTGGCTGTGAAGAGACCGCATGCAAAGGACAGCACCGACTTCCTGCCCTGCGTGGTATGGAGGCAGGGTGCAGAGTTCCTCGCCAAGTACGCTCACAAGGGCGACCTGATAGGCGCAAACGGCGCTATGACCTCAAGGAGATTTGAGGACAAGAACGGTAATAAGCGCACCTCCTACGATGTGCTCTGCGACAATGTGGAGATACTCCGCTCTGCAGGTCAGGGCACCGTGAACGAGCAGGAGGGCTTTCAGGAGATAGACAATGAGGAGGATGGCGAGCTGCCATTCTAAGGAGGTGAGGAGATGTATCACCTCGGAGATATCACGAAAATAAGTGGGTATCATGCTCCGGCCGTGGACTGTGTCATTGGTGGAAGTCCCTGTCAGGACCTCTCCGTAGCAGGAAAGAGAGAGGGGCTGGCAGGAGAACGAAGCGGCCTGTTCATGGAGCAGATACGCATTATCAAGGAGATGAGACAGCATGAACGAGATATTGGAAGGTCAGCTCAACATGTGCGACCTCGGTATATGGTCTGGGAAAATGTCCCCGGCGCTTTCAGCAGCAACAAAGGAAGAGACTTTGCAGCGGTCATCGAAGAGACCATCCGCATCGCAGAGCCGAAAGCTCCCTCTGTGCCTGTGCCTGAGAAGGGATGGCCATCAAGTGGATGCCTCATGGGAGACGGATGGAGCATTGCTTGGAGAGTTCTCGATGCACAGTTTTGGGGAGTGCCCCAGCGAAGGCGTAGAATCGCACTTGTCGCAGATTTTGGAGGCCAATCCGCACCAGAAATACTCTTTGTCCGCAAAAGCGTGTCAGGGGATATTGACCAGAGCAGGGCGAAGGGGAAAGCAGCTGCCAGAGATGCTGGAGAAGGCGCTGACGGCTCAGTCCCATATACCTTGATGATTCGCTCAGGCTGCGCAGTGGACTCCAAGGGCAAGGCTGCAGGCAAGGGCGCACTTATCCAGACGGACAAGACAGCGACTCTCTCCACTGTGCAGGACCAGACACTGTTTCAGCCTGTTCCTTACACAAAAGGGACTCGTCCACACAGCGCAGAGGAGGCACAGAAGTGGGTGCAAGCAGACACGGCTGGAACTCTGAATAACTTTGACCAGCGAGGAGGCCATGTCAACGAGCTGGTGTGTCAGCCTGTCCCCTCTATGGGCTTTGACGATTACCACTTTGAGCCCACAGGGGACGGAACTTGCACACTCAGGTCAGGTGCTTCCGGTGGTGCATGCGGTGTCACAGTCATGACTCCTCAGCCTGTTTACTGGGACGGCACTCAGACATGTGGCACACTCACCGCCAACAACGCAGGTGGAAATCAGCGAATGCCTGATAAGGAAAACTTCAACTGTGTGCTTCAAATAGCAGACGAGCCTGTGGTGCTTGACAGAGCATTCTTCAACCAAGGGCAGAATGCACTGTATGACCCTCAATTCTACACCGATGGCACAGTGCCTACTCTTGTAGCCAAAGGCCCCTGCGCAGTGCAGACAAGGTACATAGTCCGCAGGCTGACTCCTCTGGAGTGTGAGAGGCTGCAGGGCTATCCAGACGGATGGACAGACATCGGAGAGTGGGTAGATACCAAGGGGAAGAATCACAAGGAGGCTGACTCCCCAAGGTACAAGGCTCTGGGCAACAGCATAGCAATACCGCCTTGGAAGTGGGTGCTGAAGAGACTCTGTGCCTGCTATGAGCGAGATGCTACGATGGCAAGCCTGTTTGATGGCATCGGAGGCTTCCCTTACATATGGGAGCAGCTCAACGGCAAGGGAAGCTGCCTGTGGGCAAGCGAGATAGAGGAATTCCCCATTGCGGTGACAAAACTGAGATTTGGAGGCGATTAAATGGCAGAGCGGAGGATGTTTGCCAAGACAATCATAGACAGCGATGCATTCATTGACATGCCTCTGTCCACGCAGGCTCTGTACTTTCACCTCTCCATGAGGGCTGATGACGATGGCTTCATCAACAATGCCAAGAAGATACAGAGGATGATAGGCGCTTCAGACGATGACCTGAAGGTGCTGCTGATGAAGCGCTTCATCCTCCCCTTCGACTCTGGCGTGGTGGTCATCAAGCACTGGAAAATCCACAACTATATCCGTAATGACCGCTACAAGCCCACCATCTATGCAGAGGAAAGGGCGCTGCTTGAGCTCAAGAATAACGGAGCTTATACAGAGGCTGAAACCATCGGTATACCAAGCGGTAACCAAATGGTATACCAAATGGATACACAGGATAGGTTAGGTAAGGATAGGTTAGAGTTAGGTAAGGATAATATGGGGACTCCTTCGGAGCTCCCCCCCTCTCCCCCAAAGGGCAAGGGTAAGAAGAAGGAATTCAAGGCTCCTACTCTTGAAGAGGTGCAGGCCTACTGCCGGCAGCGCAATAACAATGTGGATGCCAAGAAGTTCTTTGACTACTTCGATGCATCAGGGTGGGTAGACAGTAAGGGAAAACCTGTCCTCAACTGGAAGCAGAAGGTCATCACATGGGAGGGCATGGACTACAACGAGGGCAAGAAGCCTGTAGTGACTGAGCCTGATCCTGAACTGGACGAGATATTTTAGGAGGCAATCTTATGAAGAAAATCTTAATCATAGCTGTGATACAGAGCATCCTGCTTCTGCTGGCACTGGTGCTCAGGGAAGAGGCCTTCAGTGTGCCTCTGCTTACCGTGTGGCTGTTCATCAAGCTCGGAAGAGCTGCCATAAAAATAACCGAGGAGGGAAAGGCGCTTTGAGCTGGTTAACCTATGTGAGAATCGCCGGTGAAGGCAAGGATGCCCTCTATAACCTGTACATAGACGGAGAGAGGGTCGGAGAGGCTCTGACTTATGAGGAGCTGCGAGAGAAAATCAATAGTGCTGAGGAGGAGAGAGCATGCTCTACCTGATAATTATAGCCTGCGTAATGTACGCAATCCTGATGGTGGTCATAAGCCTGCTGGTGAAAGAGCTCAACAAGGCTCTGAACAATCTGGACAAGGCTTATAAAGAGGTCGATGCCGCCAGAGTGATAGCCAAGGACCTCGTCCTGAAGATAGGTGAACTGACCGAGGAGAAGGACAGATACAGGCAGGCCTGCCTGAAGAGCGATGAGATTCGCAAGAAGCTGCTTGGGGGTGCTGAGAATGAAGCGAAAGCAGATTCTTGAGGCCGCCATCAAATGTGTCTGCGGCGACAGGGACGAGCAGTATGGCTCCCCTGAAAACAGCTTCGCTGTGATAGCTGACCTGTGGAATGTCTACATTAATGCAAGACGGTACTTCAAAGGGCTTTCCAGAGACTGCCTTGAGGCAAGAGATGTGGCAGCCATGATGATACTGTTCAAAGTGGCTCGTGTGGCCACAGGTCAGAGCAAGGATGACAACTGGATAGATGCCGCAGGCTATGCAGCCTGCGGTGGGGAACTGGAGGGCCGACAGTGAATGACTTTGACGATTACGGTGGCTGCCTCTTTGACGAAGAATACTACAAGGAAGAAGCCTACTACGAAAAAGAGCGCCGGAAAAAAGAAAATATAAAGCGCCGGTGGGAAAACGGATATCAGAAATGGTGCAACAAAATGTCGCAGAGCAAAGAGGACAAGCCTTTGGGCTGTTGCTGTTGCGGTGCTGCGTGTGGCTACTGCATCGACAATCATATCGGCAGACCTTGCGTGAGAGCTTTAAATGAGCTGTGCCGCATGAACAACTTAAAGATTGATTACACCAAGACCAGCTATGAGGACGCTTGGTGGGGGAGGCTTGAGAATGACTGAATTAGAAAAGCAATGGATTGACCGCTGCAAGAGAAGCAAAGACGAGTATGTGATTATCGTAGATAATGACTGTGCCTTTGTGGTCAGCCTGAAAGAGCAGGCTTGTGTTTTTGACTTCGGAAATTATGGATGGCAGCTTGCTTTGGATTTATTCCAGTATATAGGCTGCAATGCGGAGGAAGCGTAATGGGAAATGACCTGATAAGCAGAAGCGCATTGCTTACTGAATATGACAAGCAGCATAAGGGTGCTCCTGGTAGAGCAAGGAAGCTGATTGTCGAAGCTCCCGCCGTGGACGCTGTGCCAGTGGTCAGGTGTAAGGACTGCAAATGGTACAGAGAAGAAAGTGAGGCTTGCGGCTTCTGGCCTGACGAGGGCTACAGAGACCCAGAGCACTTTTGCGGAGAAGGGAGAAGCAAATGTCAAGAGAAGAAGCCTTGAGCCTTTATTGGCAGATACGCTACGAGCTGCTGTCAGCAAAGCACAAGGAAGCGGTAGACATAGCGTTTAAAGCTTTGGAAGAGCAACTGGAGGACAAAACCGATGACGATTAAGAGCATCATTGAAGACCTTCGCTGGCATGCTTTCTACTGTGACAGAACCATCAACGGCTGTCAGGCGAGAAATATACTGAGAGAGGCTGCTGATGCGCTTGAAAAGCTTGACAGGCATGGGCGGTGGGTGTGGGACGCTGAAAATGAGTGTTGGTTGTGCAGCACTTGTGAGCAGTCTGCTCTCAATAATTACAGGGGTAACTCTGCGGATAGCAACTACTGCCCCAACTGCGGCGCAAGAATGGATGGTGATGCAGATGCCGAAGAATAAAGGCATATATCGTATCTTCCGAACCAAGGAAGAGATGCAGGCCTACGATGAAAACCTGCGGCACTTCTCCAGAGTATTTATGTTGGATCATGTGTCTGTCGCCCTGGGCAGGATGGGCTTCAGAGAGACCAAGTTCAGGGAGTTTGACAGAATACTCACCGAGGTCATGGCTGAGTACATGGAGGACTACAAGAGCGACCTGAAGGATGACAAGACGATGGAATACTCCAGAGCATGTCTCGACAGGGAGCTCAAGCAGTACACAGGCTCATTATTTGTACCAGAGGAGGAGAGATACCGATGAGGAGAAAGGACCTGACCGGGCAGACCTTTGGAAGGCTCACAGTCATAGAGCTCAGTGACGAGATTAATCCATATACAGGCAGGCTCTGGAAATGTCAGTGCTCCTGTGGCAACATCGCCTATACAAGCTCAAGCAGGCTGACCACCG